ATCTCTCTCAGTATTTGTCATACCATGAATATGAATCTGATAATATCCATTTTCGGTGTTTTCTTCTATCTTCCATCCAAATGGGACATTGCGAACAGTAATTTCCTTCCCCAGTGTATAAATGCTGGTTCTTTTCTGCGAAATATCGATGACCCAATATTCAGTTGCGTCGAAAGCATGTAGTCTTGCTCTTGAAGCATAATCTCGTTCAGTAAAATAACTTATAATCAATGATGATGTCTGAAGAAGGACCATTTCTTTTTATACGGCACTCCTTTTCAAGAGAAGAATTTGATTCTTGAAGTTTGTTAATTGTTATTTGTGATTGCTGTTGATTTTTCTGAAGTTTTTCAATTTGAGCTTTCAAAAGGGTATTTTGCTTATTCTTCTCAAAGGATGTTTGTTCCAGCTCCGATTTCAATAGTGAAATTTTTCTATCTTTCCCTAACGATTCTTGTTGTAGCTTTTCACACTGAGCAGTTAGCGTAGTAAGCATTTTTGATGAATGTCGAAGATAAATATATGAAATGATTCCCCATATGATTGCAGCCTCAATAGAAGATTCACCCCCACGATACAAAGCATCAATGAAGAAATAATAGTAGCACAGTCCTGAATTCACAAGGCATATTATCCAAATATACCTACGTGGGATGTTTTTAAAGTAGGCTTTGGCGATAAAAGGCAATGTCATATATACAACGAGAGAATAAGAAAATTCCATATAATTCTTTATGAAAACTGGTAACATACTTCCCCCTGTATTTCCTTTATTTTCCAAAAAAGAATAGGATACAAACCACTATAATTAGATGGCACCCGCGTGTTGACAATGATACGAAAGTATATTCATCATCGAAACAGGAGGATCTATGCCATCTACTATAGAGATAACTGTACATTGTACATAAACCTAAACTTTCGTGGAAGGCTTGTGCTAATCGTGCTTATATAAATAAGTTCGAAAGCGGGTGTCACCCAACTTTTCCGCGATGCACCGGTGGATACTGGGCTTCCAGTTCCTCCGGAGTATCCGGAAGATCAGCAAACAGATCTCCACTAGAATAATCTGCGACTTCTTCCGCAAGGTCCGCCATAAAGCGGATCACTGCGTCACGTTCAGACTGCTTCAATCCCAAATATTTCTCTAAGAAAATTCGTTCTAAGCCGGTCACGTTGTATTTACGTGCAAAGGCTTCCAACTCGTCTTCCGGTTCTGGAAGAAACATGTTGTCATCGCCACCGGCACCTGTCCGGAGCCAATCTTCGTTTACACCAAACTTTGTACATATTAAAGATATCACAGCATCGCTGGGTGAGCGCTTTCCGGTTTCGTACCCTGCAATATTGTTTCTGGTAATGCCTAAGCGATCTGCGAATTCCTGTTGAGTTAAACTGCAAAATCTTCTGATCTTTTTGATACGTTCGTGCATTGGCTTATTTCACCTCCTCGCCATCATAATAGCATTATTTTGTGGCTTAGTCAACAAAAAGTTACTATGCCACAAAATAATGCTTGACATCAGAGACTAAGCCACATATAATAGTGGCATAGAAACAAGAAAGGAGCAACAGCCTATGACACATTTTGGCGGGATTGCGTATGTAGCGCGTAGTATTACCTGGGGAATATGGATGGCGAGCATGATATGCCAGGTAAAAGGTATTTCTCAACAAAATAGTATCGCATTACTACTGGTGTTAGGAGTAGGAATGGCAGTGGAAAACATATTTACATATCTGGATAAACATTATCGTTGAAGAATTTCAACAAGCAATGTTCCGGCAGAACATGCTAAAGACAGAGCCGCCACAATAGAGGTCCAGAACAGTTGACGTTGGATTCCGTTATGTTCATCATTTATGGAATGTCCGTATTCGGAGAGAACAAGGTGAAACACCTCATCGTATTTTGGGGGACATTTAGATGTTACTTCAAGGGAATTCTCATAGGATTCGTAATCCTGCGTTGGAGTTATTATAAGCAATCCACGTTTTACAAGATCGCATACGGCCAATTTGAATCGGTACGAATCTATGGGAAAAAGTCTTTTAGATAAATCGCCGATTTGGATAAACGGCTCCTGGCCAACAGTTTTGAGAATGTCGTACTGACAGTCAGATAACATAATAAATCCCTCCTTAGAAATGGTGCTTCCATTATATAAAGGAGAAAAGAAAAAAACAATAGAAAGGGGAAACGTCTATGACAGACACAGTAAAAACAGAGGCCGACACAAAACAGAAGTCCGTTGACAGAGCAATGCATATCGTAAGAACAATGCCGGAAAGCAAGCTGGCGCTCGCGATCGCCTACATGTCCGGCATGGAGATGAGCAGGATCCTGGACGAGCGGGAAAAGGGGGCATAGAGGGATGAATAAAGAAAAGATTCGTTGCGAGCGGGTGAGTGTAGACGAAGCCGCAAAGATCCTCGGCATGGCTCCCTATATGGTTCGCTTCCGGATGAAGAAAAAGACATTACCGATCGGGCGGGCAATCCCACCGGAGCAGACCGGAAGCAGCCGGTGGGAGTTCCGAATTTATAGAGCACTCCTTGAAAAAGAGGTAGGAAGAGCATTGGAATGATGGCTTGAACAGGAAGAAAGGAATGAGGAACCAGATGGAAATTAGCAAGAGAGTTCAGGAACTTGAGGCAGAGAACTTGGCTATGAAAGCAACTCTGGAATGGATAAAAAGAGATGCAGGAAAAGTTAATTTCTCAACTGAAATGTCAGACATATTCCGTACATTAGCAGGAATTTCATGGTTATGTTCTGACAGAGCAAAAAGCATAGCTATTGAGATGGCATATAAAACCATGGAAAAAGATTCCCGTGAATCTGAAAAGAGCCGGGAGCAGATGAAGGAACAGGAGACAGAATGAACGGATATAAGTGTGATAAGTGCGGTCAGAGAATCTATGTGGATCCAGGAGAACCGCGGATCTGCGATACCTGCGCGCAGCAGATCCGAATCCGGAAGCAGGAACAGACAAGCTATTACGAAAGGTGGAGAAAAACATGGGGAAGTGTTATTGCTTCGTGATCGATCAGCGGAAAGATCGGTTTGAACGGGCGAGGGAGAGAAGAAACCGCCGCCGGATCCGGGAGGCTCTGGCGGTGTGGAAAGCAGCGATACAGATTGTGTGGGCACTGGCTATTTTGATGATGACAGCGCTTGGAATTCTTGTCACTCTGCTGGCTGTGAGCAATCGTATAGGCGTCAGCTGTGTCGCAACAACATTTATTATGTTCGCAGTCGGCGGACCGATCGGCGAGGCGCTGATGGGCGGACAAGAGTAAAAAAATAGGAGCTGTGGGGACAGCTCCAAGGTGCGTGTGCTACGCAAAAATCTCTACATACAGAGTAGCACAAAAGCACCGAAAAAGCAAGGAAATATCGAGCCTTTATGGGCTTGATTAAGGGACTAACTTTAGAGGTACTTGTGATGTATAGAGAAATTGTATATAAGGCAGGAGCTACCAGGGAGACGATCCGATGCTATCCGAAGGGAATGAGAAAAGGGGTAGAGAGAGGGGAGTACATCCGGAAGAAGAGCAAGGAGGAGATCCGGGAAGCGAATAGAAGGCAGGCGAGGAGAGATCTGGAGAGATTAATGAACGCCAACTTTAAGCCGGGGGACTGGCATGTGGTCCTGACCTACAGAAAAGAAATACGACCATCCCCGGAGGAAGCCCGGAAGGAACTGGAGAACTTTCTTGCAAGGCTGAGGAGAAGATATCGGAAGTTCGGATTTGATTTGAAATACATCGTGGCAACAGAATATGTTTCGAAGCATATTCACCACCATCTTGTCGTCAACAACGTCAACACAGGGACGGAAACGACAGCGGATATGGTCCGGATCCTCTGGACACAGAAGAAGAACGGTGAGATCCGAGGGAACCCGAAGTTCACGCAGCTGTACAGCAACGGAGAGTATAGCCAGCTGGCAGATTACCTGATCAAGGAGACAGAAAGAAGCTTCCGCCGGGAGGATAGCGCTGTCGGCCAGAGATACTCGAGCTCCCGGAATCTGATCCAGCCGAAGAAAACGGTCAAGGACAAGCCTAACAGGACATGGAAGACGGACCCAAAACCGAAGCCAGGGTACTACATTATCCACGAGAGCATCTATAACGGCGTCGATCGCATGGGATATCCGTACCAGAGATATGTAGAAGTAAAACTGAATCCCACAGATGCAGACTGGGAAGTAAGAAGACCACCTTCGGGTACATGTCACAGTGAAACCCGTTTACATAGCAAGGCCCGCCGGAAATCCCGGCGGGGGAAAGGAGTAGGAAATGTTTGAGAAATTCGGAGAATTTGATTCCTATGAGGAGATCAACCGCGCGGCGGCCGCGCAGCTAGAGGAAGGTGACACGGAAGCCATCTATGCGATCGCGGAGGAGAACGGGATCGATAGAGAGGATGCAGAAGAATACATCGATGGTGATGCGGCGGAGCTTGTGACTGCGCTCATGGCAGCGAACGGGAAACTGAAGGTCGAAGCGGCGGAACTGCAGCCCAAAGAGATCATGGCGGACTGGCTGGATTACATCCAGATCCAGTGCTTTGAAGATCCCGAGATGCGTCTGGCAGTGCGCAGGAAGGGAAAGAGCCTGAAGGAGTGCATCGGGAAGCTCATGAAGTGGTCCTTAGACCATGCCGAGGCCGTGGACAAGGACATCATCAAGGCAGCAGGACTCCCAGAATGGGCACAGAAAGGCTGTGAGCTCGGGATCCCAGGGATGGGTACGGCAAAGCAGCTGATCAAAGAATATTATCTGGGAGGTGAAGAGGATGCTGGTGTATAAGGCAACAAAGGCTGACATGACCTGCACGATGGGAAATGGAACCTTCCAGTATATGTTAGGGATCCCAGCTCATGCGGACAGTACGAAGTGCGGGAACCGCGGTCTCCACGCATGTGAGTATGTCCTGGACTGCTTCCGGTATTACAGTCTTGATGATCGGATCTTTAAGGCAGAGGCAGAAGGCCCCATCGATGAGGACGGAGAGAACACGAGGATCGCGTGTGAGCGGTTGACACTTACACAAGAACTCACGCGGCGGGACATCGTGAAAGAAGCAATAAAGTATATGGTCCGCCATCCGGAGCGAGAGTGGGAGATGGACATGTATCGCATAAAGGTCCAGAAAGACAAAGCAGAAGGGAACGGCGATGGGATTGTGATCGCCAGAGGAGAGAAGCCGATGGCACGAGGAAAGAAGGGGGATATTCTGGCACTTGTGATGGAAAAAGAATCGGGATGGTTCCAGAGAATCGCCATCGGCGAAATAGATGGCAAGAATGGAAAAGAGGGCATCTGGTATAGCATTTTACCGGATGGGCGTACCGTGGAGGTGACGGAATGAAAATCAAACAGGGAAAGAGCCTGCCGATACCGGAATGCATGATTGAAGGAAACCGGATCATCGCGGGAAGGACCACGGATCTCCTGATCCTCGACTGCTACGAGGACTGCGTACATGTGGGACGATACCTAATGAATGTCGAAACCGGAGAATATGGCATACTGCGGGGTGATATATACACTGAGGAGAAGCTCATGCGTGCATTTGAGAAGGACTACTGGTATGGCAGCATCAAGATCGATCTGGAAGATCAGGACGAGGAGATCATACAAGAGGCGTTGCGATCCAAAATGAGATATGCAACGCAGAGTGCCGTGTACCTGATCGATGAAGTGGAGAGAAATTATCTGTCCGACAAGAGGTGGGAAAAGGAGCGGAGAAGAGAGCAACGCATAAAAGACCTGATGGACAGTGTCCCCGAAGTCCCGGAAGGCTTTGAGGCGTGGGCAGCAGAAGCCGTATGGAAAAAGCCTTATCCGACATACAAAACCGATGATGAGTACACATGTCCATCCTGCGGGATAAAGATCGCACCGTCTATGATCAAGGGAGTACGTCACAATGACGTGGTCACCTGCGCATGCGGGAAAGACCTGCAGATCAAAAAGAGAGGGAAAAAAACAGAAAAGTGGAGCCGGGTGATGCTGATCCAGGAGACCACGGCCGGGCAGATAGTACTAAGGTATTTTGATATCCAATCAATTTTTAAGGGTAAATACCGCATTGCTTTATCTGAGGCGATCCGGATATTTGTATCAAAGATCAGCCTGTTTGGGGGACAACGTCTAAAGATCTATTATAAGCAGTGCGGAAAATACGATGATTACGATGGTTATGACGAGCACAATCCTGCCAACCGCACGACAGGGGATTGTTATCTGTATCCAGAGGGGATCGAAGAAGCCTTGAAGGGCACAGATTATACTAATCTGGGACGGCTGCTTTCGCAGATGGCATCGTCCGGAATCGAAGCAAGATACAATAAAATCATGATCTTGCACAATTGGCCAGATATGATCGGGCTTATAGAGTACCTGTTCAAGGGCAGATTTTACCGGCTCATGCAGGAAGAGCTCAGCTGCCACATGTGGTCAGACGGTACCTACCAAGGCACTCTGGATCTCAGGGGCAAGACGATCGAGGAGATCATGCGGATCGGAGACCGACAGAAGATCAACCGCCTCCGGGACCGGAACGGAGGAGAGCTTGAGAGGAGCTGGCTTGCATATGGGGACGAAACAGACGAGAGGATCTCCGATGCATTTCTGAAATTTGCTGGACAGGCAGGTCTGTATGAGAAAAATGCAGGATTTGCCCTTGGGAACATGTCGCCTGAACAGATCATGAACTACGTACAGAGGCAGCAGGATACAAGCTATCCGGGGAAATCAGCATCGGAAGTAATCACGCAGTGGAGAGACTATCTGGCGATGTGCAGAAGGCTTGGGAAGAACATCAATGATGAGATGGTATACCGGCCGAGAGAACTCAAGCGTCGGCATGATGAGGCTGTGGAAGCAATCCGGAAGCTGGACATGATCGAAGAGATGAAGCGCAATGCGGAAGCAAAGGATCGCCGAGCAAAGGAACTCAGAGAGAAATATCCGGGCGCAGAGGAGATCCTAAAGGACATCGCATCAAGGTACGAGTACGAAAATGAGGAGTATAGGATCATCGTACCGCAGAATCTGGTGGATATCATGTCGGAAGGGAACGCCCTGCATCACTGCGTAGGAAGCACAGACCGATACTTTGAGCGGATACGGGATCAGGAGACGTACATCTGTTTCCTGCGCCGCAAGGAAGAGCCGGAACTGCCGTACTACACGATCGAGGTAGAACCGGGCGGCACGATCCGCCAGCACCGGGGGATGTATGACGAGGAGCCGAATATTGAGGAGATCCGGGGATTCCTCCGTGAGTGGCAGAGAGTATTGAAAAAGCGCCTGCATAGTAAGGACTGGAAGCTGGCAGCAGAGAGCAAGGTTAAGCGAGACAAGAATCTGGAAGAGCTGAGAAAGGCAAATAATGAAAGAGTCTTAAAGGGACTCGCGGAAGATTTTATGGAGGCAGTATAAATGGAGATAGTTACACAGGAGACCGGAGAGGTCAAGAAGGTTACATACAGGGAACTGAAGGTTGCGATGGATTCCGAAATGGGAAAAACTGCAGAGAGCTTTGTGAGGATTGGATATCTCTTCAAGATGGCGAGGGATACGGATGTTCTTCAGGAATCTGGATATTCATCCTATCTTGAATTTGCCGAAAAAGAATATTCGATGGACAAGTCTCAGGTATCGAGGTTTATCAATATCCACACGAAATTTTCCGATCCGGAGGACCCGACAAGATTAAGCGAAAAGTATCAAGGGTTTGGCTCTGCGAAACTGGCGATCATGCTGACGCTTCCGGATACGATCATTGAAGAACTGACGCCGACGTTCGCAAAAAGTGACATTCAGGCAGTGAAAGAGGAACTGGAGGCTGAGAGTAAGATCTCCGATCTGGAAGTCATTGCGGAACAGGCAGAGACCGCAAAAGAAGCAGACGGGCAGCAGGAGCCAGACATCCTGCATCAGGTGGTAGGTCAGATTCTTGACGGTGATCTCTACATGCGTATCAAGATCCGCCAGGCACTCAAGTCCAGTCGAAAAGAAGCGCTGCTTCAGGAGATTCTGGCACCGGCCGGGGAAGCGATGCATTCCGTCCGGATCAAAGGGACAGGACGATTGATGCTGTCAGTAAAGGGGCTGGACACAGAAATAGCACTGATCAACGTGAGAAGTGACAGCAAGGAAATATATTCCTGGGACGCGCTGATCCAAGCGGTAGAGGACTATTGTTCCAGTCACACGGATCCGGAGTCGGAGAAAAAGCCGGAAGTTGCACCGGTGCAACAGGAAAAGAAGCCTGAAAAGCGGAAGATATCCAAGGTGACGAAAGCCAGAGAGCCAGAAGAGCTACCAAGCCGCTCAAGGAAGAAACCCCAGGAGACACCTGCTGAGAAAATTATTTCAGGAATCCCTACGATGGCTGATGTGATTAGCACTATTGAACACAGAGCTTTCGACCGAGTAGCCAAAATGTCGGATGAGAAGACTACGGAAGAAGCACCAACAACGCCTGTAGCCATCCATAGCACAGCGCCTGCCGGATTTGTGGGGTATGAGAAAGCTGAGGAGGGAAACAGGCAGCAGGAGCCTCAGCTGGAAGGACAGATGGAAATCACACAATTTCCCCAGTATTTGCCGGATGAATACATTAAGTGCCATGATGGTAGTGAGGTACAGGAGAGCGAAGCTGAACGGATCCGGGCGGAGTGGAGACGACATGTGGAGAACATCTGCATACCGATACTGACTTATGTTCGCCAGCATCCGAAACTCATCCAGAAAATCACGATCACAGAGGAGGGTATTGTCATTGAGTAATAGAGCGCCAAGCATGAATACAGTACATCCAAGCGTCGATCCGCTGGGCGGTATATATCCGGCAGAAATCGACAGGCTCAAAAACAAAATAAAGCTGGGAGATCGCATATCCGTAACCACGATGAAGGGATATGTAAACATAAATCCGGACAGTACAAAACCAGGGATTGCACACCGGCGGGGAACCGTGATTGCAAAGCATAAGCATCTGATCGTGCTGGAGTATCCGGGAGGACTCACAGAGGCTTTCCGATGGGCAGAAATTGCGGATAAGGTAGCGATATGAAGAACCTCTATATGCTGAAGAACATCCGGACAGGCGTCATAGAATATGACAATCTGTACGCGCAGGACGTGCATGATCTGATCGGAATCAATAAAAGCTGCATAAGCAAATACGAAAAAAGCAAAAGCGTATATAACGGCACATGGCGGATCATGATGTCAAGCGGCACAGAGCTATGGACGGAGTACACAAGGGACGCATGGGACACCTACCGGAAACTGGTGCTCCGCGGCATGGCAAGAGCAGCAAGAAAAGGCTGGCGCAGCTACGCAGAGATGATCTGTCATGGAGCGATACAGACACAGGAGGCAGAGGACAATGGCAAAGAGCATCATACAGGCGAGGACAGGTCCGGCTGACCGGGAATGTTACCTGTGCCGGGAAGAAGCGGAGAGGAATGGATATTATGGGGAGCTGTGTCACACAGGTCTCCATAAGCACCATTTTGTATACGGGAGGTTCGGGGCGTACCGGAAGAAAGCGGAACATTATGGCCTGTGGGGATATGTCTGCGAATCAAGGCATCACGAACACGGACCGGAAGCGCCGCACTGCAATAGCAAGGTGGATGAGCACCTTAAAAGAGTCGCACAGCAGGCATTTGAGGAAAAGTATGGGCATGAGCGGTGGATGAAAGAATTTGGGAGAAATTATCTGGAGGAGTAAGCAATGAGATTAACGGAAAAGAAAGATAATGGCCATTGGATATTAAAAGACGTGTCATGGGATGAGTTGAAGCCCGGAGTAGTGCTTACTAAGGAAATCTGGGAGAAGCTTTACGGGGCGCTCTGGAAGCTTAAAGACTATGAGGATACCGGGCTGATGCCGAATGAAGTAACAGCGCTGAATGTGGAGACACAGAAGGATGCGGAAGAGGCACTGAAAGAGATCCGGCGGTGGATCCCGGTGACGGAGAGACTTCCGGAACCAGAGACCTATGTATTGGTTTCTTTTGATAATTCTACAACCCCGGATATTGCGACTTATAGAGTTGATGATGACGGCAGCGGAGCATTTTACCAGGGTGATGAGGATTATACATATCTTTCCGCGGGACTTTTTGTGAATGCATGGATGCCGTTGCCAGAGCCATACAGGGCAGAGGTAGAAGAAAATTAAGATTTTAGGAGGAAATTAAAATGGCAAAAATATCAAAGAAAACAATAAAAGAACTTGAGGACATTTTAGACAGAGGCTGCGACTATGCCGATACTCAGACAGTTGTAACAGAATATGCAAACGAAGCACTAAAAGAAAGTGGTTGCGATATTTGTCAGTGTGCCGATGCGATGATAGTTGACTGGGATGACAAGCCAATTTGCACTGTTGAAGAATTTGCAAATATCTTCTGGGATAAAGCAGTAGAGGGCATATTAAATGTATTAAAAACACAAGAATAAGGATTTAGCGGAGGTATAAGAATGATATTATTGCAAGACGGTGTAGAAGTGCTTTGCCCGATTGGATATTGTAAAGCAGATGATGAAAAAAGAAATCCAAATGATATAGAACAATGCCCGATTGGGTGTGAAACGTGCGCCGGAGACTGTTTTTATTATGATGAGGATTTAAACTAAACTGAAATTTGAGAAAGGAGAACCCATATGAAAAAGTTATTCGCAAGCGTACCGATGAGAGGAAGAACAGAGGAAGAGATCCGCGAGAGCTTCGCAAAAATGAAGAGAATCGCGGAAGCATATGAGGGTGAGGAGCTGGAATTGATTGACACATGGATTGCTGAGGACCCGCCGGAAGGAGTGAGGGAAAACGCGGTGTGGTATCTGGGGAAGTCACTGGAGCTGTTGAGCACGGCAGATGTATACATCGGTGTGGGCACATATGGATATTTCCCAGGATGCTGCGTCGAAGAGGAAGTTGCGCAGCTGTACAAAATCAAGCATTATCATGTTGATGCAACGGACATCATCCCGAACTGGAATGAGCTTATGCAGAGACTGAGTGCGCTTGAAAGGCCTACGTTAGGACTATAGGAGGAAAGTAATATCAAGATTTGGAGGAGGCATAGAAAATGACAGGACGAGGGAAAGCAATACTTAACAAGGCATATCAGCAAGGGTGGCTTGACGGTTTCGATTTCTCGATATTTATTCAAGATATAGCAATATCTGAAAACGGATATGTCATCGATACTGGAAATTGGGAGAATGTAAACGCCGAAGTGGCGTTGCGATTGGCCGAGAAAATAAAAAGGCATCCGATTCTTTGGAAGCTTTTCTTTATGATTGCGTAAATGGAAAATTTGAGTAAGGAGAACGGGATGGAAGTAAAGATAAAGCCTAGAAAGGCTACTGATCGAGGAGGCTACTACTGCATGCCACTGTACACCAATATCCAGCATGGGAAGCCGGGATGGAGAATCACACAGTGCCCGGAGTGTGGGGCGAAATGCTGGAGGATCCCACTGGCAGAGATTGCAGAGAAGCAGGGAGCCCGTGGATTGTGTACGATGTGTGCGATTAAGAAGGGAGTGGGAGCATGAAGACGAAGAATGAGCATAGAGCGCTTAAGAATCTCGTGCATAGAAAACGGGAAGGCGAGTATGAAGCCATGATTGCGGATCCTCGCCCTAAGAGCTGGAGCGCCGCACACCGGGCATATGAAGGGACCGATGTGAGTTCGAAGAAAAGTACAGAGAAGTAGAGGATACAGTCATGAATGATAACATTACAGCTCGTATAAAATGCCCTTTCTATGTGGCACATAATCGAGGCGCAGGAAATTCCATCACAATCACATGCGAGAACATAAAAACCAATATGGGGTTCAACATGAAGAACCGGTTATCATTCGTGAATGAAAAACAGAGGTTGGACTACATGGAGCTGTTCTGCATGGATGTGAAGATGTGTGAACACTGCCCGTACTATGAAGTGATTTATAAAAACAAGTATAAGGAGTGCTGAGATGGGAATCGTAAATGATCTTAGAAAAGAAGTTGAGAAGGGAAAGAGGAAGATTGCAGCAGCGGAGCGGATCATGGAGCTCTGGAAGAAAAAAGCCCGAGAACAGAAAGCGCGGGCAGATATGGAAGAATTGATCATGACCGCCATGGTACTGAAGAACGGCGGGGATATCAAAGTGGAGGCGAAAGATATTAAGACCGCTGCAGAGCATCACCTGGATGGAAGATTCGAAGATACCGAGGAGGGGAGAGTGTATTGCTATCACGCCCGACCAGACAGTGAGGAGAGACAGGCAGCAGAAGAAAATTGAATTGAGGACTCGGAGCTTATGCCCCAGATCCATTTCGTATGACGGGAGAAATCCCGTCTTTTTTTAGGCACAATAGCAGGTAGAGAGGCAGGTGAGATCATGGCAAAAGGGAAGTATGAGGAGTGGTGTAACGATCCGGACAAGAAGCTTTTATTGTCTGGATGGGCGAGGGATGGGCTGACCGACGATGAAATAGCGAAAAAGATAGGAATTTCGCGGTCCACGCTGTCCGAGTGGAAGAAAAAGTATCCGGACATTTCGGACACCCTAAAAAAGGGGAAAGAAATTGTGGACACTGAAGTCGAGAACTCCCTGCTCAAAAGAGCGAAGGGATATACCGCCAAGGTAAAGAAGACCTTCAAGCTCAAAAAGATCGAGTACGACAAGACTGGAAAGAAGGTTAAAGAGGAGGAAGTCCTGGAAGTAGGAGAAGATGAAGTCCACATTCCCGCCGATGTGACGGCCATGATCTTCTGGCTCAAGAACCGTCTACCGGAGAAGTGGAAAGATAAACGCTTTGCTGTATCGGATCTTGCGGATGCAGATGACGCAATGCAGACCGGTGTGATCATGATGTCAGATATAGATGAGGAGGCGGGAAGTGGCAACCAGGAAATCTAAAGTGACGGTATCTCCGCCGAAAAACGTCAATATCATCTGGCGGCCACAGCCCAAGCAGGCGCTTATGATGTCCCGACCGGAATATGAGGCACTGTACGGCGGAGCTGCAGGCGGGGGAAAAAGCGATTATCTGCTGGTGGAGGCTCTACGTCAGGTAAATATCAAAAACTACCGTGCAATCATATTCCGAAAGACATACCCGGAGCTTCAGGACCTGATCGACCGGTCTGATGAGCTTTATCGGGCGGCATATCCGAGAGCGCAGTATAACGACACAAAGCATAGATGGAGCTTTCCCTCGGGTGCGAAGATTGCGTTTGGAGCGATGCAGTATACGCGAGACCGCAAGAAATATCAAGGTAAGCACTTTGATTTTATTGGGTTTGACGAGCTGACGCACTTTACATACGACGAGTACAGCTATATGTACTCCCGTAATCGTCCATCAGGCCCGGGAACCCGTGTGTATATGAGAGCGACCGCAAACCCTGGAGGCGTCGGCCATGGATGGGTAAAACAGTATTTCGTCAAGGCTTCCAAACCAGGGACACCGATCACAACAGAGGTTGAGATCTTATCGCCGACAGGCGAGAAAATCAAGCAGCGCCGGACGAAGATATTCATTCCGTCCAGCGTTTTTGATAACAAAATCCTGTTGGACCAGAACCCGAATTACCTTGCTTCTCTGGCATTGCTGCCTAAGCAGGACCGGGATGCACTGCTGTATGGAGACTGGGATTCCTTCGAGGGACAGGTCTTTACGGAGTTTGTCGATGATCCAGATGGATACCTGTCACAGCGCAACACACACGTGATTGAGCCGTTCCGGATCCCGGATGACTGGCTGATCTATCGAGGGTTTGACTTTGGATATGCCAAACCTTTTTCTGTAGGCTGGCATGCAGTAGATCATGAAGGGTGTATCTACCGGATCAAGGAGCTGTACGGATGCACCGGGACACCGAATACAGGTATCAAGATCGAGCCATCAGAGATTGCAAGACAGATCCATGAGGTGGAGGATGCGGATCCGAACCTGCGTGGGCGTAAGATCATTGGGATCGCTGACCCGTCGATTTTTGACGAGTCCCGCGGAGAGTCGGTAGCTGCGATCATGGAACGGTGCCGGATCTATTGGTCGCCTGGTGACAACACACGAATTGCGGGGAAGATGCAGTATCATTACCGTCTCGCGTTCGACGCGAACGGAAGGGCGATGTTTTATGTGTTCAATACCTGCAAGGACTTTATCCGTACAATCCCATCGCTGACATATGATGAAAAGCGTGTGGAGGACATTGATACAACGCAGGAAGACCATATCTATGACGAATGCCGGTATGTGCTGATGGAGAACCCGATCTCGCCGCGTAAGAATGCGAGAGAACACATTCCGCAAGAAGACCCGCTAAACATGTATCAGCACCCAATAACACAGGGAAATTATTACAGAATCTAAGGAGAATAAGACTATGGATGTAAGAGATATGTCGGCACCGACGGAAAACCAGGAGTCTGCACCAGCACAGACCGGTATCATGCCGGGTGTGACAAGCAGAACTATGAAAATTACAGATGAAGATGCTGGAAGAGCTATGACACTGCTCCAGAAATATAAAGAGCAGAAGAAGGCGCTGGATGAAAGACTGGTGGAGAATGAAGAATGGTGGAAATTCAATGAGTGGGATCTTGTAAACGGGGGAAAGACAGAAGCGGAACGCGTGGATCCGGAGCCGAAGTCTGCCTGGATGTTTAACTCCATCATCAATAAGCATGCGGATTTCATGGACAACTTCCCGGCTCCTAATATTCTGGCACGTGAGGAGTCGGATAAGGACGCTGCAAAAATCCTGAGTGAGGTGGTTCCGTGTATCCTCGATCAGTGCGAATATGAGGATACATACAGCGATACATGTTGGGATAAGATCAAGTCCGGAAGCGGACTTTACGGGATTTTCTGGGACAAGCTTAAGAACGGAATCGGAGACATCACGATCAAACGCTGTGATATCCTGCAAATGGCGTGGGAGCCGGGAACAGAGGATCTTCAGGAATCCCCGAATCTTTTTTATCAGAGCTATGTAGACAATAAGATCCTGGAAGCCGAGTATCCGCGGATGCAGGGACAGCTTGGTGATGGGATCTTATCAGAAATCCAGGACTATCAGGGAGACAATAAGAAGTTTACAGAGGGAAAGAGCCTGGTAACAGATTGGTACTATAAACGCTCAAATGTTATCACAGACAAAGACGGAATTCAGCACCTGATAACAACGGTCCATCTGTGTAAGATCTGTCAGGGAAAAGTCCTGTATGCAACAGAAAACGACCCAGAAATGGGAAGCGGACTGTATGAGCATGGGCTGTATCCGTTCGTGCTTGACACGCTGTTCCCGGATAAGAATACCCCGGCCGGTCGGGGATATATTGACATCATGAAAGACTGTCAGATGTACATTGACAAAATGAGCCAGGGAATCCTTAAGAATGCAATCTTGGGGGCAAAACCTCGGTATTTTTCAAAGGATGGCAGCGGAATCAATGAGAAGGAGTACACGGATCCGAACAGGGAGATTGTACACTACACAGGAAGTCCGGATGATCTCAAACCGGCGGAACACTACCCGCTGGATGGCGTGTATGTGACGGTACACGCAAACAAAATTGACGAATTGAAGGAAACCTCGGGTAATGGAGACTTTGCACAGGGTACGACAACAAGCGGTGTAACGGCTGCTTCTGCGATTGCTGCCCTTCAGGAGGCGGGAAGCAAATTATCCAGAGACATGATCAAGACATCCTATCGGGCGCATAAGGCGGTTGTATATCAGGTGATTGAGCTGATCAGGCAGTTCTATACCACTTCCCGCGTATTCCGCATTACTGGAGATAATGGACAAGATCAGTACGTCTCTATCGACAATCAGATGCTGAGGGCAGAACCGATTGAAGAGGATTTCGGACTCTATCTTGGCGGACGGAAGCCATACTTTGACATCAAGATCGTACCACAGAAGTCAAGCCCATTTACTAAGATTGCACAGAATGAGTTGGCGAAAGAAATGTATAATCTTGGATTCTTTAATCCTCAGCTGGCGGATCAGGCACTGGCATGTATAAACATGATGGACTTCGATGGAAAAGAAGAAATTACCCGCAGGATCGCAGAGAACGGAACCCTGTATCAGCAGGTACAGCAGATGCAGATGTCCATGCAGCAGATGGCGGCGCTGATCGCAGACAGCACAGGAGACACAAGGATTATGGATGCAATGGCAATGCAAAACGGACAGGCAGCGGCTGGAACTCCGTCTGTATCGTCAAAAAGCCAGACGGCAGCGGAGACGGATGATTTTGGGAATATAGCCCGTGAAACCAAGAGCAGCACTGCGGGAAAGGCAAGAGAAAGGGCGGCGTCCGCATCTACGCCGAAGGTATAAGGTATGACGATCATTCAGATTGAAAATGAGCCCGGACATTATAAACTCGTTGCCATTGGGCACGCAGGACGTGCAGAGGGAGAAGACGGGAATCTGGTATGTGCGGCGGTGTCCGCACTTACACAGGCCTTAGTGCAGTTCTGCCGGGATCGATCAAGCAGGATAGCGCAGTACAATGACCGGATCGGAGATGCAGATATCTTTATTCGCGCCTGTACCACAAGGCCGGATCCGGAAATTTCTGGAGCATTTGCCTTGGTGGAAACGGGACTGCGGATGGTTGAGAAGAGCAATCCGGGGCGGATCCAGATAGTGGGGGGAGAATCTATGCATACAGAATGATAGGATGTGCACAGAAAGACGCGTGGGAAAGACCATGGAAAAGGAGACCACTATGAAACTGAATCTTACGTTATTTGATGGCGGTGCAGGTGCAGGAGCGGCAGCAGGAGCCGCAGGAAGCACAGGTGCCGCACCGGCGGAAAGTACAAACACGGGCGTTAAAGAGGGCTCTCAGGGCGCCGCTGAGGGGGCAACAGGGGAGGAAGTCGCCGATCCGACCCAGCCAGCAGAAGATCCGGAAGCACGCCGTCAGGCGTACCGGAATGCAATCGAGCAGTACAAGGACCTTTATCAGGAAGATGTTCAGGGCATCATTGACCGCCGCTTGAAAGGCACCCGAGAGTCCAAAGAAAAGCTGGACAGGGCGATGGGATTTATCAATATCCTGGGAAATCGGTATGGTATCACCGATGGGAATATTGATAGCATCCAGAAGGCAGTAGAGGAAGATGATGCTTACTGGGAGGAGGCTGCGGCCAAGGAAGGCCTCAGCACAGAGCAGTACAAGTACATGAAAAAGCTGGAGGCTGAGAACGCACAGTTCCGCGATGCGAAGGACAATGCGGAAAGACTCCAGCAGCGGGAGCAGATGTACCAGAAATGGAACACAGAAGCACAGGAGTTGTCGAAGCTGTACAAGGGATTTGACCTGAATACAGAAGTACAGAATCCGGATTTCGTGAAACTCCTCGGAGCCGGAATCCCGATGAGAACCATTTTTGAGACCCTGCATCACGATGAGATCCTGTCCGGCGCGATGGCATATACCGCAAAGCAGGTAGCAAAGAAACAGATCGATGCGATCAAATCAGGGCAGAACCGCCCGTCTGAAGGAGCAGCAGGAGGAAGCACTAGTTTCCCAGGAGTGAAGACGATCGAGAACATGACTGGTGATCAGATCAAAGAACTTGCCCGCCGCTCCCTGGCTGGAGAGACCATCGATCTCAGTCACGTATAGGAGATATGAGCATGGAAATCATGATGAATTTAAGACTGTTTGACACACCGTTAAACACAACAACATCTTCCGGCATGACCGCGGAGATGAAGACCTTTTACTCCAAGTACCTGATCGAGAATGCAAAACCGGCATTAGTGTACGATCAGTTTGGACAGAAACACAATATTCCGAAAAATGGTGGTAAGACCATTGAGTTTAGAAAGTACTCGCCGCTTCCGAAGGCAACAACTCCGCTGACAGAGGGCGTTACCCCGGCAGGAAAGGCATTAACGGTATCCACTGTTGCCGCAACTGTAAAACAGTATGGTGATTTCGTACCGTTAACGGATATGCTGCTACTCACTGCTATCGATAATAACCTTGTGCAGGCACTGGATCTCTTAGGAGCACAGGCCGGAGCCACACTTGATACCGTAACCCGTGAGATTTTGATGGGCGGAACAAGCGTGCAGTACGCAGAGGGACAGGTTACAAGCCGTGCAACGCTGACGGCAGAACACAAACTTACCGTTAAGGCGGTCCGCCTTGCTGCCAGATTTCTTAAGAAGCAGAACGCACCGAAGATTGATGGCGGATATGTAGCGATTATCCATCCGGATATTGCATACGACATTCAGGACGACCCGGACTGGAAAGAATGGAACAAGTACACAACATCTGACAAAATGTTCCAGGGCGAAATTGGAAAGATTGCCAATGTCCGCTTCGTGGAAACGACTGAGGCGAAGATCTTTGCGAAAGCAGGAGCATCGAATCAGGATGTATATGCAACACTGGTTTTAGGTGCAAATGCATATGGAACCACAAACATCGAAGGCGGCGGTCTGGAGACCATCGTGAAGCAGCTCGGATCCGGCGGAACAGAGGACCCGTTAAACCAGCGTGGAACGGCAGGCTGGAAGGCAACCAAGACAGCAGTCCGTCTTGTGGAGCAGTTTATGGTGCGTGTCGAGACGGGATCCAGCTTTTCTGATGGAGTAGAAAATTAGGAGGTACATATGGCAGCAAAGAAAGAAACAGTAGAGGCTTCGGAGATTGTAGAAAACACAGAGAGTTGCACCGGTGCAACTGATATGGTTGAAATTGAGATTTTCAAGGACAGCGACCGGTACAAAGATGACGTAGTAGTAGCCTTAAATGGCAAGGTATACGTGATCAAAAGAGGGGTCCGCGTCAAAGTACCGAGAGCAGTGAAAGAAATTCTGGATCATTCTCGAGAGCAGGATCAGCAGACAGCACTGATGACGGAAGAAATGGAGAGCGATTTCCAGCAGAAAGCTGAAAAATACAAGTAGTACAAAGGGCCGCCGAGTAAGCGGCCTTTTTTGGTAAAAGGAGAAGCACATGATACTGATCAAACATAAAGAGCTGTTGTTTGCCAATAGAGAGCAATACATCGCCGCGGTGGGAGATACCAACGCAGCGTGCAGGACCTTTTGCCTGCAGAGAGTCACCATTGACGGTGTGGATCTGGCAGACCTGTCTTTCCGGCTAAATGCGGAGTTGCCGGACGGATCTCCGGACTCTGCGTTCCTGGAAAAGGAGATACGGGAAAATGAGATCCTCCTGACATGGACTATATCGGCAACGATGACCGCACAGCCCGGAACCTGCTTTATCAATCTGCGGGCTCACGATGACAATGGATCCTTAAAATGGGCGTCGTTTAAGGCTCCAGTGTACGTGGAAGGGACGACTTCTCAGCCATCCGCAGGCGGACTGTCGGAGATTGAGGAGTTAGAAAGGCATATCGACCAGAAGCTTGACTCTTTAGATTCTGCTGAGCAGGGACGTACAAAAGCAGAGCGGGAGCGGGAACAGGCGGAACAGGCACGCGTCGCGGCCGATGAGGAGAGGACACGGAAGACTGACGAGGTGATCAACACTTTCGGCGAGAATATTGAACGGGCGAAGAACTATGCAACTGTGGCAAAGAGCTATGCCGTTGGTGAAACCGGTACGCGTGTAGGCGAGAACAGTGACAATGCAAAAGAATATTGTCGTATGGCGAATATCGAGAAGGGAAGCGCAGAAGCTGCAGCAGAAGAGGCGAGAGCTGCCAGAGATGATTTTATCAAACGGCTGGATGCAGGAGAATACACAGGCACTCAAGGACCGAAGGGTGACAAAGGAGAGAAGGGTGACTCAGGGGTGAGTATCCCAGGATCAAGCCTTCTTCAGATCTACACGGATCAGGAGGACAACTGCGCGATCCATTGTGTGTATGATGATGCTCTGTATGCAGCCCCGCCGATACAGTATCGGGAAGCTGACGGCGCGATCCTGTGGCAGTATGACGATGGCAAGTAAAGGAGGTACAGTATGGCATTAAAAAATGTAGTTATCGGATATGCAAAGGGAGATAAGGGAGATAAGGGAGATACCGGAGAGCGAGGAGCAACCGGGCAGACCGGGCCGCAAGGTGAGTCTGGAAATATTGCAGATGCAGCAATTACGGACACGCAGGGACTTGATGTAGCAAAAGGAGCAAAGACAACGGCTCAGAAGCTCTTTGATGCAATCGCGGACCGGATTGTAAATAAGCTCGTCACGAATGATACATTGACCACAAAGCTTGCTGATTATCTTCTGAAATCAGCTATGAGCAGCACGAACATAAACAGTACAACGAATGTTCCGACGTCAGCGCTGGTGTATAGTTTGTTGCAAGATGTTAATAACAATTTGAGTAATTCCGGGATCCCGATTGTAAAGAAAATCACGGATCTGTATAGCATAAAGACATCAGGATTTTATTACTATGATGCTGGCGCAATGAATGCACCTCTGTCATCAAGAGGTGGAATGATTGTTGCAAATTACTTAAGTGACTCATGGATATCTTTGACTGTTGTCCCGTACGCATCGTCAAAAATATATACAAATACCAAATATAATAACACGTGGGTCGGCTGGGCCGAATCTGCAACAAAGGATGATTTAACGAAATCCATTGATTTTCGCGGAAACGCAAAAACGTTAAAAGTTCGAAGCGGTACTGATGGATTGAAAAATATTTATCTTGATATAGAAGATGAATCAGGAAATTCTTGCTCCCTGGCGTTCTGCTCTGATGGTGAAAATGCAGTTAGGCTAATGCTGAATGGAAAAGCAGTCTGGACAAAGTAATTATACATCATGCAAGCTGTACCGCAAAAAGTTTTCCAATATAATCATGATTTAGAATATTGCGCCCAATCAATCCATGCTGCTGGATTTCCTGCAAATTTCCTAACAAAAAGTCCAGTAGTGTCAATAATCATCTGAGTGTGAAAGTTGTCGTAAAACTGAATAAAAGGACACCATGCTATGCCTTTTGGACCATTAGAAATTGTACTTGAATTTCCAACAGTATAATATCCAGGAGTTATTCCATTTTTTGAAGCCCTGTTTAAATCTCCAGTTATATCACCTCGATATATAAGCGCACTATTTAAATCCGACTTTGTTGCATATACGTTCCAGGGAAGAGTTGACCACTCGTTTGACCCTCCGCTTTTATACCATACTGGTGGGTTGATACCCTTTTTATATGGATATATCGTCATGGCTAATGTATCTGAAATTGTTGGTCTAACGATTTCCACAGTGCAAAAATTTACTCCGTCAAGTCCCGATGGAGCATTTTTATAGGAGGCGGCAGCACCCAGGCGATGGTATCCTGCTGGAGTTTTCGGGTCGTTAAAATCGAAAACATCTGTTTCTGAATGTATGTACTGCAAGCACTTACTCAAATTGTTATTTTAGTATACCATTTTCCTGAGGCCGGGGACATGGTGATGATTTTGTTGACGTCAACAAAACGAGGACCATTCTGGTAACTTCACCGAGATGGTCTTCGGTCTGGGGAGAATACCAGCGTCGAGATCAGTATAATGAGGATAACAGAAAGGAGAAGACCATGGAAAAACTTAGACTTTTAGATGGAACCGAGTATACACTTGCCATCAACGGCGTGGCAGAGTTAGGTGAGAAGGTACAGATCAAGGTAGTGACGGAAGATTCTCTGGACAGCATTTATGAAAAGTTCACTGCGGAGAATGCGGCCACGATGACAGTGATCGGCGAGTCATTCACACAGAAGCTGACAGGATACACACAGATGGGAAGCATGGTTACGCGAGATACTAACGCCCTCATCGAAGTGAAGTATCCGGAAGTTTCCAAGGAAGACGATACGCCGGCCGAGGCAGAAGAGGTCCGCGGAACTATCATTACATTTGAAATGTGTAAGGAGCGGATCGAGAATAAAGTAGAGCAGAACCGGGCGGATATCGACTATCTGCTTATGATGGAGGAACAGGCATGAGTGAGAACTACGAGAAAGTAAAGTATTACTACGATCATAAAATGTGGAACAAGAAACGTGTACGGGTCGCTGTCGGCCGCTGGATCACGGCGGGAGAGTATAAACTGATCACAGGCGAGAACTATTAGGAGAAACAGAGATGATGAACCTTATGAATACAGTAGATATGATGAAAAGTCAGGACTACAAAGAACGCTTTAAGGCTGAATACTGGCAGACTAAAATCCGGTACGAAAAGCTGAAAGATTTTAATACAAAAATTGAGGCTGCATGGAAAACTGCGGAGGCATCTCGATATGAAGAAGTAAAGAAAATCGAGGGTCCGAAGCATGATTGTCCAGGAGATGTTTTATCTCAGCAGCAGAGTATTATGGGAGAATACCTTCATATTTTGGAAGTGCGTGCTGCTATTGAAGGCATTGATTTGAAGAAACCATGCCTTGAAGGAGGACCCTTAAAATTAAATTGATGTATGGCAAAGTAAACAATGAAAGACGGAGAGGAATCGGGAGACCGGTTCCTCTTTTTTGCTTTATAGGAAAGACCGCCTACGGCGCTCTCTTGAATTGAAAAGGGCCCGCACAGAGGCGGGCACAACAAGTAGA